TGGGAGAGCGATAGACCCTGATGTTGTCTGACGTAAACTCCATCAAGTAATGCCGGTCATCCTCAACACTGAAGTCAATTAGCTTGGGTAACTCAACAGTGCCGTTCTGATATCTAGCGTTGACATCAGCGGCTGTAACCGTAGCCGACCCCAAGTTAGTAGAGCCGACACGAGCAAGCCTCCAGTAACGAGCCTCAGTAAACTCTCCAAGGGGCTGTACTAACGTCACCCGAATGTCTTGCGGAGAGGTGCCAATCAGCGGCACATCTTCAACGTCTGACCAGCTAACGCCGTCGGTAGACTTCTGGATCTTAAACTCATCGCTCGTGCCAGATGAAATACTGATCTGACGCAGATCAAAAAAGTCTCTCCATACCGGACTGCCAAAGTCATACTCAACAACAGAGTACGGATTGGTCGTGCCAATCGCCACGGTCGTTGATGTAGTCGTCGCATCATTGTTGTCGTTGATGATCGACGTTGACCCGCCGTTAGGCATCGTGGGAGCGCCCTTGAATCGACTCAGATTCTCAACCACAGCCCCAATGTACTCAGTGCCGGGACGACGCTTCATGCCGCCTTGAGGGACGATTACAACATTATCGGCAGTCTCTACCGCCTGATAGTACTGGTTAACATCGGTACGGCCCTTCAGAAGCGGAGATAGCTCGCCACTTACAAAGCTAGACTGAATGAATCGAGTCTTAGCCATTAGAACCTCACATTAGTGAATGGGTTGCTTCGTATCGGTTGCGTGGGATGTTGCTGAGAGTCCGTCAATCGCGCCATACGAGACGCATTTACATAAGCCGCCGCCATTTCACCACGCGCCGCAGAGCTGTCTCTGATGCTTGCCGCGAAGTCCATAGCCAATGCGTACTCGATCATCTTTGCAAAGTACACGGGCCACTCGTCTTCACTGACGTTCGCAATGTAATCAGCGTACAGGGCTTGTGAAGAGTTGCTGTAAACCTTGTCACCGTACACCTGATAGTTGGCATCAGGGGAAACAGTGACCAAAGCAAGCAAATCTGTGGGTAGCTGGTAGATAGATGTCCAGCCATTGGGATCAACTGGTGTATCTGTCAATCGAGATATCTGCGCCTTGCGACGTGCAAAACCCCAACGATGCTTTGTTAGCTCGTTCTGGACAATGTTGTCGTATAGGTTATTCGCAACTGTCTCGCGCCGTGATCCACCAGTAAGTGAATTAATCGGAGTGTCCCCGATCAGAATAAGCGCATTGCTAATTAAGTCGATCTTGCTCGCCATAACTCACCTAGAAATAGAATGGCCCCCGAAGGGGCCGGGTAAGACTTATGCAGTCTTGTTGTACTCGACCTTAACCAAGCCACCTGTGTCACGAACACAAGCACCGGCCTTCAACATACCGTTGGTGAGCCATGCTGTCTTCTGAGGCACGTAGTTGATTTCAGTCTTCATGTCGATACCGATAGCAAGACCGATCGCTGGGCGCTGGAAGAACCAAGAGTCAACGACGTTAGACGCTTCAGTCAGACCACCTTCAGAGCGAGTCTCAATAACGATGAACTGGAAGCCGCACAGAGTGTTGATCTCACCAGATACAAGCGCCTTGATGGCCTGATAGTCGCCAGAAGTAGCCTTCTCATCGCTAAGAAGTCCACCAAGACCGCCAGCTTCGATGACTGCGAATAGCTCAGAGTTAGGTACACCCTGATCACGCAACTCAACCTGCGCGTCAATGACCTTAGCCATTGTCAGGTTTGCACTGCCGTGAACAATGGTAGTTGTGTCAGGAGTTGAAGCGTCCATTGCGTCGATAACAAGCTGGTCGCAACGACGACCGAGAGCGCCAGCGATAGTGTTCGCAAGCTCTTGCTTCTCGTCAAAATTAACTTCAGCGGCATCAAAGATGTCTGTGTACTCTGGCGCGTTCCAGTTTGCCAAAGTAGCAGTGATCATTGAATGGCCTACGTCCATTGGATCAACATCAGCGGCAGTAGTCTTCTGGTTCGCTGTGCCTTTGCCCATTTTACGGAATTTGTAGGTATCACCTACGACGTTGTTTCGTACAGTGACAGCGTTCTTAAGCAAGCCCATACCTTGATAGGCGTGCTTCACCATGCTGTCAAATTCAGTTACCGCAACTGCGGAGAGATTAATTGACATGATTCAGTCTCCTCTATGTCAAATGTATAACAATGATTAAGAGGTTTTAGACTGAGTACCCGGCAGTCGGTCAGTCGTTCAACCTAAAACTACCGGGCCTTATAGAAAGGGGTATCCGATGCGCCGATGATACCACAAACATTTAGTGATTATCCAACCGTCCTTTGATACGGACGATCACCGCCAAACTCTTGCATCATGCGCTGAATCTTACGCTCATGGCTCTGGTCAACGGAACGAAGTAACTGTCCATTCTCGTGCTTCTTGAACATTTCAGCTTCGATGTCTTCCCAAGTAATACCGCCCGGCTCAATGTAGCCATCAATCGGCAACTTAGCAGGAGCAGTGGACTTGATCAGCGCCTCAACCAATTCGACAGCTTCAGCACTGTTCACGCCGTACCTAACACGCTCGTAGGTATCCGAATCGAGATTGTTCTTCATGTACTGCTCAACAACCTTGATGCGCTCAACAGCATTATCACCCAGCTTTGCCATCTCAGTCTCAAGCGAGACCTCTTCAATGGCCTGTTCCTGCGCTGTCAACAACGCCCATGCCTCATTCATAGCGGCCTGAGACATATTCTGCTTGGTGCCAAACTCAACAAGCTCGCCCCACAACGCATCGTCTGCTTCGACACCTTCGGCCAGTGAATAACCGTCCTTTGGTGCGCCAGTAAAGCCACCGAACTTCTTCTCCAACTCCGTGTATGCCTTGGCTTGCTCTGCAACTGACTTGTATTTGTCGGCTTTGTACCACTCAGGTTGATCGCCAACGCCCTTGATTCCATCACTCAGGAAGTATTCGCCTTCACCTAACGTGGGTTCTGCGGCGTCTACTAATGAGGTCAGGGTATCGTTACTTTCTACGGCCTGTTCTTCCATGGTTTATCTCCAGTGATGTTGAAATGAAATCGTTACTCTCGTTCGGCTTGCTGTATGTAGTGAATAATCAGCCTAATCACCCCGGCCTCGCCATTGTGATACGCCGCTTCATACGCGACGTTCTGGCTAGACAAGGATGTTGAGTTGTCGAATAGAAAGCGCCGAGTCAGATCCTCTAAAACCTTCTGCCCATCCTCAGTGGCGAAGCACCGATGGTAGGCCCTGATGATTTCTGTGATCTGTTCTTGTGCTTTGGCGCGTTGTTTCTTAGCTTCCGGGCTTGCGCCCTCAATAGTTTCCCATGTCATAGAATAATTTTGTTCTTCTCATACCATTCAAGTTCGTTTGGCTTTAGCGCATCTACCTGATTAGCTCGCGCCTCAACCTCATCCGGGTGATTGCGGTATCCATGTTTCAACGCCAGCCAGAGATAGCGTGCGTAAAAGCGTACAACGCCACGCTCCTGTATCTGATAGCAGTGCTGTAGCTCATGCCGGAACAGGATCTTGTTCTGCGTTTCGGTTGGATAGGGTTTCACGAACACAAAAGGCCACAACACGATCCCGTGGTAGCCGATTGGAAACCAGTTATTCCTTACAACCCAGAACTTCATTCAGCCGGTACCGGTTGTTCTTGTTGCATCATCTGTGCCTGTGCGCCAGCTTGGATGATCTGCTGTTTCTCGATGTCAGATCGCACTAGCTCTGCTGGCATTCCCGTCTTCTGCGCCGCCCATGTACCAAAGTCTTCGGTCTTATAGGCCATTAGCACCTGTTCAGGGCCGGACGTACCCAATACGAACTGTACGGCCTGCTGAACGGCTAACAGATCCTCACCATCCTGCGCTCGTGCTAGTGGCGACGTGAACTTGATCTGTACATCACGCCCATCTAGCTCGATAGGAACGATCAGTCCGCGTCGAGTCAGTATAGCGACGACACGCTTGAGTATTGGTATGAGTACCTCGGTCTGAAGTCGCCCAAATGCCGACCCGATCCGCTTT